TCAAACGATACTATCCACTTATGCATACCTGTAATTGGGTCTTTTACATATGCACCATCATATTTAGAATCTTTTATCTTATCAGATTTTTCAGGCACTACAATATGTTCTTTTCTTAAAAAGTTATAGATTAAAACATCCCACACTCTTACTTGTGAGAACACATCATCATAGTTTACTTTTGCCTCATAGGCCATTGTTAATATTAATTCAATAAGTTTTAGTTTGTCTTCTAGTTTATCTACGATTTCTACATCTTGTATATTATAATCTACAAACGATTGAAAGTCTTTTGTATACCACTCTCTAAAAGTTTCATAAGGCATTTCATCTTTACCTACACCTAACTCAACTTTACCTATGTAATCAAGTTTATAACTTTCTTGACTTACAGGTATAAACTTTTGATATAAGTCTATGTAATCTAACATTGCAATACCCATAATACTGAATATTGTTTTAGGTCTACCTCTTACAACAACTTCTTTCTTTTCTACATACTTCCATGGCGAAAAGTTTCTAACAACTTTATCATCTGTTAGTCTGATAATTCTATTCATTAGATAAGGTATATCAAAGAACTTACAATTCCAACCTGTAATAATATCTGGATAGTTTTTCATCCAGAATGTCATAAACTCTTTAATGATTTCTTTTTCAGAATTACATCTGATATAAGTTACATCTTCTCTATCAGTTTTAAAATCACCTGTGCCCCATGTTATAATTTGTTTGTTAGTTTGATTCTTAACTGTTAGACATAATATTTCTTCAACAGGATTATCTACATCAGGAAAACCTTCTTCACAACTTGTTTCGATATCAATAGTAAAGATTTTAATTTTATCTTTTTGCCATTCAACATCATCTTTATATTCGTTTGCAATGTATTGATATGCAAATCTTTCCATACCATAGATAGGAGAATTAGAGTTATCATAACTCTTTTTAAATTCTCTTGCCTTTATGATACTATCAAACTGTGTTGGCTGTAGATAATCGCCTTGCAAGTTAGTATGTTTAGTTTTCTTATTTGTTAAAGTAAAAAAAGTAGGTTTAAAATCTATCTTTTCTTGAAACTCTTGTCCTTCATGAATACCACGAACAAATAATTTACCTTTATATTCAATTATGTTCTTATAAAAATTCATCAAGTAATCAACTGTTTCTCTACTTCTACTATACCGCCTGTGTTTTGTTGATATGTTTTTTTCAACTCATCATTAGGTTGAACACTAGTAATTATATTTTCGTTTTTAAAAATAACTTCATCACATTTACCATACGGAATATATGAATGAAATCCTAGAGTTACCGGTTTACCTGGTGCCTCTTGTTGTGGAATAATTACATAGGGTTTTTCTAAAGTAATTGTATTACTTTCTTCATCACCTTCTTTTATATTGCCTATTATATCTTCGCCTGTTGTCAAACGAAACAGTCTTACATCTGCCATAATTTACCTCACTTGTTAATAATTTAATTATAATATAAAAAGTCTTATTTGTCAATGGTGAAAGGAGTGGTAACAATATATTTTCTACTTGGATTTACCATTACATTAAATCTTTTCATTAAATCTTGATTAATTAAAACCTTTGTTGTTTTTTCTGTTCTATCATCAATGATACATTCTACATCTTTATATGTAGTGCCTAAAAATGTTATATCCATATGCACCATTGGTCTTTCAAATTCTTGAGCATTAACTGCCCCTCTTTTATATTTTCTCATTTTAATTAATTTGTTTTTAAATGAACCTTTCGGCATACTAAATTCTGTATCATCACCTTTTGTAGACCAAAATACCATGCCATTTTTAATTTCAACTGTATGAGCATGAATCATAACTCTTGCACTATTACCTGTATCAAAATTAGCAGAAACATCTCCTACACCCTCTATCGTAATTACCTCTACTCTTCCGATTTCAGCAGGTGTTTTAATTCTATTGTTTTTATCTTCAAAATGTTGTATTAATCCTTTGATTAAATTTTCACCTGTAGCAGTTTCAATACCTTCTGTGCCAGGTGATGAGTTCACTTCTATAATATAAGGTCTATCTTTAACTCTATTTTTAGCAGGTATAAAATCAACTGCTGTGTAATGACCATTAACTGCCTTTGAGGCTAATATACAGTCTTCTATTTCTTGTTCTGTCAATTTAAACATTTTAACTTTTCCGCCTTGTGAAAAGTTTGACCTAAAATCTCCCTTTATAACATCACGCCTCATTGAAGCAAAAACTTTACCACCTAAAACTAATACTCTTACATCAAATTCAGTTTTTATATATTCTTGAATTAACAATTCAGCGTCTTCTGATTCTTTATATACTAATTGCACAATACTGTCTAGACTTCTTTCTGATTCTACAAATAAAACTCCGACACCTTTACTGCCTCTAAGTGTTTTCATTATTATAGGATAATCTCTATCTAAGTTTTTAACTGCCTTTTGAACAGCGTCTTTATTAGGAATTAAAACTGTGTGTGGTTGCACTAAACCATATTCTGCAAGTCTTAAATATCCCCTATACTTATCAGCACATACTAAAACACACTCTCTATTATTGATACAAGCAACATTTGCCTTTTCTAATTGTGATAATAAATCTAACCAGGAATCTTTTCTTGATATAGAACCTCTAACTATTGCAATAGTATTATGTTTATCTATTTCAAAACCCTTTTTATCATCTATGTTGTGAATAGTTTTTATGTTGTTTTCATTTTTAATGTATGCACCATCAATAAAAACAACATAGACATCATGACCTAACTTAGGTCCTTCCTCTTTAATTCTCTTAGCAGTATGATATAATTCAGCATTTTCAGGTTCATCTGATAACACTAAAATTTTTAGTTTACTATCAGTTTGTTCTGTTAAAAACTCATTAAAACTAGGAACTTTCATCTTCTACTTTTTTGCCTATGTTATATTTTGCCGATAGTGTCCACTCGTTCTTTTCTTTGAAAGGTAAAACCTTTATCTGACTTAGAGGTGCCTTGTTTTCAGATTCCTCTTTTTTAGTTATATCAATTAAGTTCCAATCTTGTAGCAATATCGCAATTGTATTTCTTCTTTGTATATCATTCTCTGATAATGTTGCTGTCTTGCCGTCTAATGCAAATAACTCTTTGAAATGCACAATATAATACTTACCTTGTTTATGTAAGATATGACATGATTGATATAGTGTTTTGTCTTTGCGACTTGCAACACCTATTCTAGTTAGTGTCTCTCTAACTTTTAGAAAATCATCAGGTTGTTTTATTGTTACTTCGAGCATGTTATCTGGATTCCATTCTATCTCATCATTCATTTTCTCTTTCTCCCACCCTTGTCAATAGATAATTTAATTAATTCAATCTGCTCTTTAGTTAGTATTGATAAGGCCTCTCTTGCCTTTTCGTTGCTATAATCATAATATTCTTTGACATACTCTATGTCTTTTAAAACATTTTGTTTTAGCCACTTACCACCAAATCGTTTCTTTTTCCTTATACTATTTATGAAAAAATTAAATTGAACATCTTTATCTAAGAAGTGGTACCCATTCATCTCATTTGCCTGTGCAATACAATCATAAAACATAGACAAACATTTATTGATAACAAAGGGTGGATATTTCTTTGCCCACTCTGTATCTTCAGTATCTAACAACTTTTCTTTAGAAAAATTGATAGCATTTAAATAATCTTTTAATTCGTACATGTCTCTTTCTCAAAAAAATAAACTTGATTCTTTCTCCATTTATCTGTATAGAAGTCATGGTCATCTATATAACCACCGTGTAGATAATGGCCTGGATATATTATACATCTGTTAAATATACCCTCTATACACTCATGAAAATTATAATACTTGCCTACATCAACCTTTATGTCATAATTTTCTTTTCGTTTTATTCCTTTTGAACTTTCTTTAACTGTATAAAATGCTGTACCACCACTATGTTTTGAATCTAAATAAATTGTTGAAGCAATTTCATTAGAGTTATCTTTATGTGGATACATTTGATACTTACTACTAATACCTCTAATCTCCCACTTAAATATATTAAATGTAGGACTTAATGTTGTATCTTTTGTTTTAATTTTAAAGAAGTCAAATATTTTATTTCTTAAAAATCTTTGATTTTCAAATTCTATATCTTCAGTATGATATAATTTATTAATTAATCTACAGTCAAAATAATCTTTTGTATTTCTAGAATTTTTTTTATACTTCCAAGGTAGTACCCAAGAATCATTTAACATTTCTTCTATGGTATCAGGATACATATAAAAATCATCTATAATCAAAACATCACCTACACATTCAATGTGATATTCAGATAATTGTAAATCAGGATTAATCTTAAATAAATCATCATGTAGATATGGTGTAGGCATTATTTAAACTTACATCCTGCCATAATCTCTGTTAGACAAGCGACCATATTAATCTCTTGGTCAGCGACAAAAGCTGCCTTGTATTGATAACCTGCGATTATTAATATTGCTTGTGGTAT